TGGCCCTACAGTAACGTCAAGCGTCATCAGCACGGAGCTTTCATTTATCCTTGGCCCAACCCCTGATGTAAGCTACTCGGTGGAGTTTCACTACTTCTACTACCCTGAGTCAATTGTTACCGCAAGCACCACTTGGCTGGGGGACAACTACGATCCTGTCCTTCTGTATGCCACGCTGGTTGAGGCTTACACCTACATGAAGGGTGAGCAGGACATGGTTATGCTGTACAACACCAAGTTCGGTGAGGCGTTGATTCAGCTTAAACGTCTGGGTGATGGTCTGGAGCGTCAGGATGCCTACCGTAGTGGTCAGGTTAGGATTGCAGTAACATGAGCCTTTCCCAGACCCTAACCACTAGCTTCAAGCAGCAGTTGCTGCAAGGCGTCCACAACTTTGATACGGATACCTTCTACATGGCGCTGTATACAGCTAGTGCAGACCTTAGTGCAACCACCACCGTTTACACAGCGACTGGGGAAGTTGTTGGTACGGGGTACACGGCTGGCGGGGCTGCTACAACGACCTCGGTAAGCGTTACGGATACGACTGCCTTTGTTAACTTCAGCAATGTAGTCTGGACTGCGGCCCTTACAGCTAGGGGTGCTTTGATTTACAATTCGTCTAAGAGCAACAAGGCCGTTGCCATCCTAGACTTTGGGGCTGACAAGACTTCGACTACCACGTTTACCGTTGCAATGCCTGCTAACACTTCTACTACTGCACTGATAAGGCTACCATGACCACAGACAAACTCAACACCGCCGACATCGTTACGGCATCGTGCAAGTACAACAACCAGCCCTCGGACACTATGTCCGTCCACGGCCACTACCACGCAGTCTGTTATGGTGCTGATGGCAAGGTCAAGTGGGAAGAAGGCTTTGATAATCTAGTTACCACGGTAGGCAAGAACTGCATGCTGGACACCAACTTCGCTAATAGCGCGGGTGGTGCGGTTGTTATGGGGCTAAAGAGTACAGGTACTGCGGTAGTTGCGAACACTCAGACTTCCCATGCATCTTGGACAGAAGTCGGCTATACAGGTAACGACCCAATCTACACAGGTAACCGTCAAACCCCATCGTTTGCCGCAGCCGCTGCTGGTAGTAAAGCTGCCACAGCATTGACCTTTGCAATCACCTCAACAGGCACGGTAGCTGGGTGTTTTATAAATATTGGAGGTAGTGCTACTAAAGGTGATACATCGGGTGTGCTATTCTCGGCTGGGGATTTCTCTAGTTCCAAGTCGGTTGTAAGTGGGGACTCAATAGCTGTAACTTATACTGCTACATTGACGTAGTATGGCTTACGGTTGGGGGGACAGCACTTGGGGGGATTCCGGTTGGGGTGGATTATCCATCTTCACCGATAGTGTTACCGAAACCGCAGCCGTAACAGATAGTCAGGTAGTTGCGGCTACCTTTGCGGTAGTTCTTACGGAGACATCGGCGGCTACAGATAGTCAGATAGTACTAGCAACATTTGCAGATGGGGTTACAGAAACATCAACGGCTGATGCAACACAAACAGCAATAACATCGTACACAGTAGCAGTAACAGAGAGTTCGGTAACGGCATCGGTAGAAGCGGCGGTAACGGCGTACACAGTAGGAGTAACAGAGAGTTCGGTAACGGCGACATCAGAGGTAGGCGCGGCGACATTCCCGGTAGTTCTTACAGAGACATCAGCAGCTACAGATACTCAAACGGCTACTGCGGCATTTGTTGATAGCGTGAGTGAAACGGCGTTTGCAGATGAGTCAAGTACAGTAGGTTTGGCATATGCAGTTAGCTACTCGGATACATCGGCGGCAACGGATTCCGTACTTGCGATTACAGCGTACCATGAGATTAGAACTGAAACGTCAACGGTAACGGATAATGTAGATGGACTTATATTATGGCAGTTAATAGACGACAGCCAGACGGCTTCTTGGGGTAGCATAAGCAGCACACAGACCCCCAACTGGTCTAGTATTTCGACATAGGAGTTTTGATGACTATTACGCCAACAGCCCTTTTAAGCCTGCCGCTAATAACGACAGGTACATCGTCTGGCACATGGGGCGATGAGGTAGACAACGGTCTTACCAGCTATCTGGACATTGCCATAGCTGGTGCGCTTTCGGTATCGTTTACAGCTAATGCCATAACTTTGGCAAATACGGCGGGTACAAGCGCATCTACCGGGATTGTAGGAACTACCGCGCAGTACTACATCCTTAAATGCAGCAGTCTAGCAGCAGCGTCAACCATTACGGCTCCAACGCTAAGTAAGTCCTACCTTGTCATCAATAGCGATGCCACTTACGCAGTAACTATAAAGGCTACGGGTCAGTCAGGTGTAAGCATAGCTGCTGGTGAAAAGGCTCTGGTTGTGTTTAACGGCACAGACTATGTAAAAGCAGCTTCTAGCGTTGTAAGCGCATCTTCTCTGACTGGTATTGTTGGCCCAGCCAATGGTGGAACAGGCGTAGCAAACAACGCAGCAATGACGGTCACGGGTTCTGGCAACTACGCATATACTAGAACGCTGACCGGAACAACAAACGTCACTTTCCCCACTAGTGGCACTTTGACCACAACAGGCAAAGCCATAGCAATGGCAATGATCTTCGGTTTCTAAGGACTAATCATGGCAAATCCCAATATTGTTGGCGTAACGGTAATTAACGGTAGTACAGCGTATGTTCTACCAGCGTCTACCGCAGTATCCGTTGCATGGACTTATGCTGATCCAAGCACTAGCGGCTCTGTAGCCTTAACGGGGCTAACCCCTGCGTCTGGGACAGTAAATAAGATTAACAATATTGTTGTTTCTAATACAACCGCAACAGCGGCAAACTGTTCGGTAGCGATATCAAATAACCCGACTTATGCAAGCGGCACAGCGTACTACATTGCTTACCAGATCAGCGTTCCTCCGAATGCTTCTGTTATTGTGGTAGATAAGACCACAGCGTTCTATGTAACGCAGTTTCAATCTGTTGGCGTTATATCTGGAACAAGTAGTGCGCTGACTTATGTTGCATCTTTTGAAGCCATAACTTAATATGTCCCTCTCACGCATCGGCGGCATCCTCTCCGCTGGACTCACCGGTTTAAATTTTCCCGTGGCTACGGTGGAATACCTGTGCGTTGCTGGCGGGGGTGGGGGTGGTGTTAATTCGTCGTATGGTTATGCAAAGGGCGGTGGTGGTGCGGGTGGATTATTAACCGCTACTGGGTTTGCTGTCACTGTTGGTTCAGCTATTACTGTAACTGTGGGTGCTGGCGGCGCAGAACAAACCAATGGCGTTAACTCAAGCATTGCTGGTGGAACAACCATAACGTCTACTGGTGGTGGGTGCGGTGGGTATACCGGATCATCGCAGAATGGCGCAAATGGAGGTTCAGGTGGCGGTGGAAGCGCTAATGCTGTTACAACTGGAGGAACAGGAACATCTGGTCAAGGTTTTGCAGGAGGCGCAGGGCAAGATGCAAGTTACACGGCAGCAGGCGGTGGTGGCGGGGCCGGGTCGGTTGGTTTAGATAAGAATGTCACCTCTGGAGCAAACAGGGGAGGGGATGGCGGGACAGGGCAGGTAGTTAGTATTACAGGTTCTCGTGTGTTTTACGCAGGGGGAGGAGGCGGTGGCACAGGGTATTCCGCTGGCGGCGGTGCAACAAGTTCTTTCGGCGGTGCTGGCGGTGGTGGCGGTGGCGGTGGCGGTACGGCCCCATACGCTAAACTTGCGGAAAACGGTATTACAAATACTGGGGGTGGTGGTGGTGGTGGTACGGGTGGTGCTGCAACTCCTTCAGCAGCAGGCGGCTCAGGCGTAATAGTCATCCGCTACCCATCTTATCTAGCCCCGGCAACATCCACAACGGGCAGTCCCGAATCCTATGTCACTGGCGGCTGGCGGGTTTATCGCTGGGTTGCCAGCGGCACAATCACATTCTAATTATGGCTCCTACTGGACTCTTTACTCTCAGACAAGTGCTGCAAGGCATCAGGCAAGGCGCTTGGACAGGTAATATTGCACCGCAATGGGTCGAGTATCTTGTTGTTGCGGGTGCGGGAGGTGGTGGGGCCACCGCATCAGGTTATGGCGGTTCGGGTGGTGGTGGCGCTGGTGGGTTACTTGCTGGAATTCTTTCTGTTACTCCCGGTGCTACTTTGACTGTTACCGTTGGTGCTGGAGGGGCTGGCGGTATTTCTTCAAGCACTAATGCACAAAACGGTTCTAACTCCGTCTTCTCAAATATTACGGCTACTGGTGGCGGGTCTGGGGGGTCGCAATCCACTATTGTTGGCGGCGGCTCTGGCGGGAGTGGTGGCGGGGGTGTCATAAGCGGTGGTGGCGTACCACCTTCTCCGGGTAGGGGCGTTCCGGGTCAAGGGAATGATGGTGGCACTATTGTTTCTTTTACAGGAGGCGGTGGCGGGGCAGGGACAATAGGTCTAACGGATAATTCTGCTGGGGCTAACGGGGGAGCAGGCATTGCTAGTGCAATCAACGGGACGGTCACGACTTACGCTGGAGGTGGTGGTTCCGGTAGCGGTGGACTAGGAGGTGTTGGAGGCGGTGGTGGAGCAACAACTAGCCCCGGTGTAAGCGGAACTGCAAACACAGGCGGCGGTGGTGGCGGTAATAAATATGGAAGCAATGTAAATGGAAATGGCGGCGCAGGAGGATCAGGCATTGTCATCGTCAGGGTTCCGGCGCAATACAAAGACGCTACCTCATACTCGCCAGCAACTAAAACATCAATCACGGGTTGGACTGTCTACACATTCCTAGCCTCTGGATCAATTACCTTTTAGCCATGTCACAAACTCTCTTGGGCGGCTTTCTCAGCGCCACATTCAACCCTCTGTCTGGCGCACCCACGACTGTCGAATACCTTGTCGTTGCTGGTGGGGGTGGGGGTGGCGGTGCAAATTCTAGTGCTGGCAATTATAGCGGTGGTGGCGGTGCTGGCGGGTTGTTATCAGCGACTGGCTTTGCCGTAACTGTTGGGTCTGCCATTACCGTTACCGTTGGGGCTGGTGGCGCAGGGGGTGTAGCCGGAGCCAGAGGTACAAATGGCGTTGATTCAAGTTTTGCTGGTGGCACAACGATTACATCTACTGGTGGCGGTGCTGGAGGCGCACAACCAAGTCAAAATGGCGGGAGTGGTGGCTCTGGGGGCGGTGGCTATTACACATCAGGCTCCGCAGGGACGGGTACATCTGGTCAAGGTTATAACGGGAGCATAGGTACTGTGGGGACTGGCGTTGCCGGAGGTGGTGGAGGCGGTGGCGCAGGTGCTGCTGCTACGGTTGGTATGTCAACGATGGGTAGTTCAGGTGGCACAGGACAAGTAATAACCATAACCGGAAGCCGTGTCTTTTATGCTGGTGGAGGCGGTGGTGGGGAACATGGCGGCGGTGCTGGCGGCGGTACTGGCGGGGCTGGTGGTGGAGGGGTTGGTGGATTTGGCTCTGTTCTCCCCGGTGCTGGAGTAGCAAATACCGGATCAGGGGGCGGTGGTGGCGGTCAACCAGCTTCTGACGCTCCCGGTGGCGCAGGCGGCTCAGGCATAGTTATCATCCGCTACCCTGCAACCCAATCCCCACCAGCATCATTCGGCGGTTCAAACACACCACAGGTTTTATACAGTGACGGCTATCAGATATACGTCTTCACGGGTTCCGGTACTGTTACTTTTTAAGAGGAGATTATTTTGTCCCATTTTGCGAAAATCGAGAACGGTGTCGTTACATCCGTAATAGTGATTGACCA